CCTTGAACACTGCCACAACCACTGCCCCAGTATGCTTGAACAGGTGTGACGCCGCATCCTCAATTCTGTCTTCTGCAATGGAGGGCATCTTCTGGTTCTCCCGGTATGCCCCCACCAACAATTCTTGGTTCTGCCAAAGAAAATACCCTGAGAAGGCCACAACCCCCATCACCAGGATGGCGATCAACTTAAACGGGCTGTCCACATAGGCCAGCACCTTGCTCAAGGTGTCATCTGGGTTCGGCTTCTCGTTTGGCATCTTCTTCAACCTGCTTCCGCAGCTTTTCAACCTTCTCCATTTGGGCCTTGGCCTCTCGCTTCACTACCATCGTGTCCACATACAACATCCCAACCAAAGGGAGCACCAACACAAAGACCAGCGCAAACAGGACTAAGACAAAAAGGTATCCAATCGACCCCGATGATGAAGACTGATTATCCACAGCAGGCATATCAGGTAACCGATTACGAAAACCACCACCGCCGTTTCCAACACCCTGTCCAGTATCTGATTTTTTAACTTTTGTCGCCGCCATGCTTTCACCCGCTTTTCGTGCAATTCACGAGCCGCTTGCTCCGATTTTTGATCCAACAGCCGTTGATACTCTTCAACGATCTCACGCCAGAGATCAGGCATTCCCATCTCCCAGCGCACCATTCTCTCAAGATCGGCATAAAACTGCTTGGTCTGCCGCAGATACATCACGTTGTCTATGGCTTGTGTGGCAAGGTCGTCTTTGATCCCCTTTTTCCTGTTGTCTTCCCGTTGAAATTCCGCTTTTTCGTGGCTGGTTTCTAGTTCCGCTTGGCCTTTGAAGAAGCTTGAGAGCGCCCCACCAACCTCAGTTGTGATCTTTGTCAGATCATTGCCTGTTTTCTTCAGGTCTTGGTAGACGGCAACGCACCCCTTTATGCCCTCATAGGCCGACTTGCAAAGTGCAAATGCCGTGATAGGATCAATTTAAGTGCTCCAATTTGCCGTTGGTTTATTTGGCCAAGATAAATCTCCAGTCGTAGGGCTTATAACGATAGCGCGAAGCAGGTTTCGATATGCAACAAAATCCGCTTTGTTTGTCAGATATGGATTACTGAGCGTTGCATCCGCTACATCTGGAACCATTACCCAATCGGTGTCAGCCAACAGTTGAGACGCTATTGATTTATTTGCTTCCGCAGTATTCGGTGGTCGTACAGGTTCAACATAGTCTTCAATTGGTCCCCATTTACCAGACACGCATTCAGAATATATCTGTACGCCATGTGCTTCTACGTCATGGGGTACGGCCCCAAACGGAAAATACTCGGACTGCCCCTCAAATAGCACTTGGCATACGACAGCGGTTCTGTCCGGGTTAGCCCAAATAGGGTTTTTTACATCTGTGTAGTACATCATGCAATCCTTACAAAAAGTCCAACTGGATAATACTGACCGTAGCCAGCGCTGTAATACGCAAAAGTCATTAATCGCCAAGTCCCACTTAGTCCTAGATTTGTATCAGCAAAACTACTTGCCATCGTAGTCCCGTTTCCATACCCGTTAAAGCCACCGCCAAACCACATATTTAACGCTACGTTATTTGCACCAGACCCAGAACCACCACCTTGGTTACCAGATGATCTGGTTAGAGTGCTTCCAGCAACCGTCGTACCGGCGCTATAGGTGGTAGACACCGTATTAAAATCGGTTGATCCAGCAATTACATATGAGCCAATATCACCATAGCCCGTCATACTAACAGCGCCAGTCAAACCATTAACTGAAGTTACCCCACCATTGGCAGCGGTTGTTGAGTTAGTGGCAAACCCTGCGTTGGTGGCAGACCCTGCGGAAGTGGCAAAAGTTGCATTGGTGGCGGACCCCGCACTGGTCGCAAACCCCGCGTTAGTAGCAGCCCCGGCATTGGTGGCAGACCCTGCGGAGGTGGCAAAAGTTGCATTTGTTGCGGAAGACGCTAGTGTTGCAAGCGTAGCCAGCGTAGCTGTAGTGGCCAAAGTGGCAGTAGTAGCTAAAGTGGCCAAAGTGGCGGTAGTAGCCAGAGTTGCATTTGTGGCGCTGGCTGCGCTGCCTGAGACGTTAATACCCCAAGTACCTGACGCCCCGGTTCCAGTAGGAGAAGGTACGTTTGTACCAATGACCAAACCTAAATTTGTTCTTGCTCCTGCCGCAGTGGTTGCGCCTGTACCACCATTGACAACCGCCAAAGTACCAGTCAGGTTTGCGGCTTGCAGTTCATAGAAGTTGGTCGCATCAGACCAGACCATGACTTTGGAGCCGTCGGTGACCGTGACCCCTGTTCCCGCTGCTGTGGTGTTGCCAATCACAGACGAGTTGTAGATGGTCATTGAATAACCACTGTTGTTCCAAACGATGTACGCTTTGGAGGCAGGGGGTGCATAGACAGCGAAGGCAGCACCAGTCGTGGTGGTGAACCGCAACATGGCATACACAGCTTGGTTGCTTGCTGCTGTGGACGTTGGGCCGTTTGTGTATGTCAGGGCTTGGCTGGCAGAAGTCACGCTGACCGTCTGATACCCACTGACAGCGGTATCTAGGATATACGCCAAATTGTTGTTGGTCGTGTCTCCCCAAACACCCGCCTGGGTGCCGCTAGTCGGCAGTTCAATCCGAAGATTTGAGGAATATGTGCTCATTGGTTTTCCTTTATAAATTCAACCCAAGCTGCCGTTGTTTCATCCCATTGATATATCCCACCGTTAGTAGGATAAGAAACAGGCGCAATCCAATTACAAGTTTCTTCTACCAACACCCAGCTTGGATACGGTTGAGGGGGAATAAACGCATCACGCTTAGCGTCGTAGGTATACCCAAGACCAGCGTAATTTTTCCGAATACTTCCACTGTAGCTTGTTTGTTTCCAGTCGCCGCCAAACAAAGACTGACAAAAAGCAACCCCCTTTGCTTCGTCCTCTACGCCATCCACCAACAATTCATCATTAGCCACAACAATAACTTGTGTGACTATGCCTTGTTCATTAAGTTGTGCAAAATGTGCCATGTCTCTAGAGTGTTATTGATCCTGACCCCGTCCACCTGTAAATAAGATAGCCGCCAGTATTTGTAAGAGATGGGCTCCCTGTTGTTGACGCTGCGGCTGGATATGCGTTTGAATATCGAACAATCACAACTCCAGAACCGCCAGCAGCCGAGTATGCGCCATTGCCGCCACCACCGCCACCTCCGCCTGTATTTGCAGTTCCGGCAGTTGCGGGCGCGGTTGGTCTTGCTCCGTCACCACGTCCGTCGCCACCAAATCCACCTCCACCAAGCCCACCGGGGCCACCGTCAACTTGTCCACCAGCACCGCCCCCACCAGCGTAATAAGTTGATGACCCTGTAATAGAAGAAGTTAAACCGTTACCACCTGCAACACCTTGAATACTGCCAGTACCAGTCGCACCAACTGCACCTGCGCCACCGCCACCGCCACCGCATTGCCCGCCATTTGCATCGTAGCCACCATTTCCGCCGGTATTTCCTTGCCCGGCTGTACCTGCACCGCCAGAAGTGGCTCCGTTTTGTCCGCCGCCCCCGCCTGAACCACCAGAAAATCCGTTTTGTCCGGGAGGGCCACCGCCAGCGCCACCGCCAGTTGATGTTATTGAGGAAAATACAGAATTGCCACCATTTGAAGACGCCCCTGAAGAGGTCGCACCACCACCGCCTACGGTGACTGTATACGTCACACCCTTTGATACGCCTACTGAACCAGTGAGCATACCCCCCGCACCGCCACCACCGCCACGGGAATCGTTATTACTGAAGCCACCACCACCCCCGCCAGCAACTACAAGATATTCAACGGAAGGAGTTACATTTGATTTACCGTATAACGAACTCATGCTCCACGTTGTACCGCTACCGCCAACACCAGCAAGAGTCCGCACATTGGCTTGGTTCATTGAAATAGTTGTAGTCAAACCAAGTCCAAGTTCTTGGGCGACACTAACCGGGCTGGATGTACCACCCATATTCAGTGCCCCACTGGATGGCATCGTCATTATTTAGCTCCCAGTGCTTTCAGGCTCTCTTCAAGCATTGTTACTTTGGCAGTTAACTCTTTGACTGCCTCAATTAAAATTGGAGCAAATTTATCGTATGCAACTGTTTTGTATTTGTCCCCTTCCGGGGCTTCGTGCATCGAATCACTGACCAATTCAGGCAACACCTTCTGTACCTGATCTGCTAACACACCGTAGTCGTACTCCCCCGGATGCCCAATTATGGAGCTTTCAATCCACTTAAATTTAACACCATTAAGTTGCTGGACAATGGAAAGAGCGGACTGGATTGGGGTAATTTCTGTTTTTAATCGTGGGTCAGAATATGCAGTGACGTTTCCTGCCGCAGTCATATCCCCATTGCCTAGATATGTGTACCATCTCCATGAGCTTGCTGACCATCCGCCAACGCCGAAGTAACCGTCTGGCCGTAAGTGGAGTGACGTTCCATAAGTCCCTTGGCAATGGAATGTGATGTTTGCAAGGTTTGAATCACCAGTGCCGCCGTTGTTTCTGACTTCAACTGCACTTGTGTTTCCAGATTGAGACCCAGCAATTGCCGCACTTGTCCACTTCGCACTTGCGTTATTCGAGTACGTAGCGTTGGTAGCGGAACCTGCCGAAGAGGCATAACTTGCATTAGAAGCAGAGGACACAGCAAAGTTGCTGGGGTTGTAAACGTAAAAATTAACGCCATCATTGCCGCCCCAAAGCCAAGTTGGTTGCCCGCCTTGGCCAGACCAATAAAAGTTAATGCCCGTACCGTCAGACCGATTAGGGTACGCCCTACCAGCATTTGTGGCGTAGCCTGCGTTGGTAGCTGCGCTGGCGTTGGTGGCCGAAGAAGCAAAAGTTGCATTGGTAGCCGAAGTCGCAAAAGTGGCGTTTGTGGCCGATGATGCAAAAGTAGCGTTGGTTGCTGAACCCGCAGCGATGCTGGATTGAGAAAGCCAAGTGGGGGCCGCTGCCCCGTTGCTTTGCAGGACCTGCCCGGAAGTGCCCGCCACTGAGTACGCATGGGCCGTGCCCGTACCATAGCCAATACCCCCGTTTGTCGCCGTCGCCGTAGAGTTTGTACCGCCGTTGGCGATTGGCAGTGTGCCGCTGACATGCGTTGCCATGCCAATCTTGCCCCAGCTTGGAGCCGCGCCTACACCCCCAGAGATCAGTGCATTGCCTACGGCTACGTCTGCAAGTTTGGCCAGCGATGTGGTTGTGTCTGCATAGATCAAGTCGCCAACGGCATAAGAGGTTTGCCCAGTGCCGCCCAGAGGAGCCGATACTGCCGTGAAGCCTGAAGCCAACGAACCCGCAGCCAATGCCCCCGTCCCAGTGATACCCGTGTAAGAACCCGTGAGCCTTGAAGTACCCAACGAACCAGAGGTGATGTTGTTTGCATTGGTCGTGTCCGTGGTAGCTGAAGCTGCAAGACCAGACACCGCCCCTGCGGCAATGGCAATGGCTGTGTCGGTAGCCGAAGTAATCTGGCCTTGGGCGTTGACTGCCACGACTGGGACAGAACTTGCGGAGCCGTAGGTTGTTGCGCTTACCCCAGTGTTAGCGATGTTGAACGTGTAGGTGGGAGACTCAGACAGCCCCGTCCCTGCGGTGTAAGTGATTGGTGCGGAGAACTGCTGAAAAACAAGTGCTGTTGTGCCAATCGTTATAGGAGGTGCAGTCTGTTGTACCCAAGCAGTATTAAGGTTAGCAACGCCGCTGGTCACCAAGAAAAAGTCACCCTCGTCAATCTGGTCAACTCCGGTACCAACAGAATCAAAGTCTGTAGCACGAGTCAGAATGTAAGGCGTTCCGGCAGAACCTACCTGAGTAACAACATACACGCCGTTATTTGCACCAGCCGCTTCATTCTTTACCAGTATGCGTTCTGCGGCAATAGTAAGTGTTGAGTCCACAGACAAAGCGCCGTTAGCGTTTCCTGTAAGCGTAGCTCCTACCCCAGATGTGCCGTTGTTGTATGTGTTTGCTGGTAGAGTTGTTGTAGTTGCTAAGGCTACGGCTTCATGAAAGTGGATGCCAGACGCAATGGCGTCGGCGTACTGCTTGTTAACAATGTCTGTGTTGTTGGTTGGTGTTGTTGATACTGTGCCGGACGTAATATTTGCCGTGGTGATGTTGGCCGTGCTGGTGCCCAGTGTGCCAATGTCAAGAACGTCAACAGCCAGCCCCGCCGCGCTCAGATAAACCGAACGCGAAGACGGGTAGGTCACAAAGACATTCTTTGTGCCCGCAGCGAAAGGAACCAACGAGCCTGCATTGCTGGAAGACAACACGGTTGTACGAGACAGAGTTGTACCCGAAGCAGTGTACGTACCAATACCAACTTCCCAGTCCCCTGCGGTCAGGTCTACGATGGTGTAGTACGTGGTATTGCCATTACCAACTGTGGCAAAGGACTGATACCCAAGGACAGCCCCACCAAGCGTAACAGTGCCCGTCCCCGTTGTTGAGGTGGTTTCTTGTACTCTGTCTTTTACTACGAGTGCCATTTGTGCCTCTTACGATTGGGTTTTCACAACCTGCCAAGTGGTAGATTGCGAGTTGTTTATTTCGGTCCAATTTGCCGTTTGTGAGTCATTGATGATTTCCCACAAGAACTGAGCAAGTATCACATCCGCCCCTACCGCACTATCCTGTATGGTAGCAAGAAAGACGGCTGAAGCCAAGAGCGAATCCAGAGCAGCGGCGGTGTCGCTGACAGCGGCGTTAAACGTGGAAGGGGCTACCAAAGTAGTGTCAGACCCTGCGGCAGTGTCGGCCACAGAAACCCCAAATCCAGCAGCGGCGGCGGTTGTATCAAACCCTGTAGCAAGCTCAGCCAAAAACGCCAAAAGGTCCGCATTTGAACTTGGCGTATCCAACGCTGACATTAAATCTTGGGCGAGTGAGGCATATACCTGTCCCCCAACAAACGAGTCGGACACTGTTCCAGTATCCGCATATGCCCCGTTAAAATCTGCTTGGGCTGAATACAGATCAGACACGCTGGCAGTGTCTGCACACAACCCTCCAAAAATCGCCGCAGCGGCGAACGTGTCCGAAGCAGTTGCCGCGTCTTCAAAGTACGCCGGGAACACCATCAAAGCTGAAGGCGTGTCCAGTGCAGTGGCGATCTCTGCTATGGCCGCGCTGAAGTTCGATTCAGCGACAACAATATTCTCACCAACCGCAATCTCTTCCAAAATCAGGGGCGCAAACAACGCCACCGCATTGACCGCTGTATCTGACGCCGTTACAGCTTCATCAACCGTGCTGTCATAGCTCGCGCCTGCCCCTGCTAAAGCAGCAAAGGGCGCGGCGGCAAATGCGGATGTACCGAACACAAAGGATTACGCAGCGTCAAGGCTGAACGTGTAGGTCACATTCAACGTGTCACCGCTCACCACGGTACGGTCGCCAGGAGACTGGAAGTCGGCTTCAGAGAACAAAACCCCCGAAGTGCCACTGCTCACAGTACACAGGAACGCCCCGGCAACAACACCCCCGGCACCAGAAATAGTGAATGAGGCAGGCGAAGCAGAGTTACTGATGACGGACGGGTCAGCAGTAGTAGCCGTACCAAAAGTCACAGACTTGCGTGAGCCAGCGTAGTCGGTGAATTCAGTCCATGATTTAGAACCTAAAGTGTCAGAGGCGGAATATGTCGTGCCAGAACCGGGGCCAGTTACCAATCCAAGGAAAAACGAAGCCGTATACGTAGTACCTGTGAAGTACTGAGTATTCATGTTTTGCAGCCCCACATTGACCACGAGATTGTGCATCTCGTCTTCCCACTTTAAGTTGCCATCTTTATCTAGACATTGAACGTGAAACACGCCCCCGCCATGAGCGCCATTTTTCAGGGCTGTACCAGCAACTAGACCCGCAGTTACGGTGTCAGTAGATTGAGCTTTTTCGTTGAACATAGGATACTCCTTAAACAAACCGAATGAGCGCCGATGTGCTTGTGTTTGCAGGCATCGTCACGGGAAAAGTGTTGGTGGATGTTTTGTTACTGCCAAAGTCTAAGACGCACACAGCGCCATTATCTCCGGCCTTGTAAATCAACGCACCTCTGGCAGTAATCGCGCCCGTCCAAGCAGGGGACGAGAAGTTGATGAACACGATGCTCCCAGCGGAAGTGGTTTCCGTACCTACAGTGGCTGTGACAATTTGCCCACCAGCAACATAGTTGCCACCCGAGGCTTCTCCAGTCGTGGTGTATGCAGTGGTGGTCTCATCAAGCGTGGCTGCGTTGGTGTACAACGCCAGATAAAAGGTGTTTGACGAGAAGTTGAACGACCCGTTTATCAAGCCTGACCGAAGAGTGTTGCAACTGTAGTTGCCCGTAAACGCCATTACACAACCCCAGTATTCTGTGGCAGTGCGGGTGTGCGGTACTGCCCACTGCGGTACGCATCACTGCGCTCAAGCCCATCGCCCAAACGTTTGGCCAATGCAAGAGCTTCCATGTACTTTTGGTTGTAGCCAGTGATGATGTCCACTTCACCCTTCATGAAGGTGTACGCCTCAACCAAAGAACCGTACAGCAACACGCTGTCAAAGTTGTCACCAAGCCATGTTTGGCCAGAAGCCGCCGTGGTGATGGAAGTGGGGTAATAGTAGTAATGCAACTCAACGGAGTACACCGCATCTGGCGTGGGGCCAAGAATGAACGACAACTCGTTGGTAATTACAGGAGACGCATCGTTTGAGGTCGTTGGGCCAAACAGCGCGTAGTACTTGGGCGTTGCTGTATCGGTGGCTTTGGGATACGCCTGACGGATGAAGTTCACATCTTTGTTGAGCAAGAACTCTTGCCCATCAACAGTCTCAACCGCCAATGAAAATGTGGAAAGAAAGTCGCCGGGGCACGACAAGTACTTGTTGCCCGTAGACGTTACCCCCGTTACGTTTTTTCGCAGCGAGGGGAACTGAACCGAGTTGTATATACGTTGTTCAGCCTGCGTGATGAAAGTATTGATCTGTGTCGTGGCAGACACAGTACTCCCACTCGCAAGGTATACATCCGGAAACTGATTCTCGGTGTACGACTGAATTGTGTTGTACAACTCGGTGTAGTTCATGCCATTGGGCCTCTGGCCATCAAGCCTTTAGTAGCCGCGCCAGTACCACGGATTTTGATGCCGCTGGTCTTGGTGGGGGGATAGTCTTGGCTGCGCGTGTTGGCCACAGACACGTTTGCTTTACGCATCGTCTCTTTTGCTGGCTCTTCGCCAACAACCACAGTGGCCACTTTTTTGGGTACCTTGTATGTTGCCATATCAGCCTCCACGACCAGGGCTACGCTGGTTCATTACTTTGGCCATATTACGCCCATACTTAAGCATCTGGGAGTTGGTCTTGCCACCAGCAGCCATCTTTTTTGCACTGGGGTGCAGGCGTTTTTCATGCGCCATGACTTCCTTGTCGGCAATTTTCTTCACTGTCTTCGTGTCCATTTCGACTCCTTATGTCGTTGATACCGATACTGTACCCAATTGCACGCTCAAAACCAAGTTATTTGGTGTGAGGGCCGCGTCAAAAAATGATGATCCCCCCACAGGGCTCCACCCCCACTGAAAGATTCGGCTACCCGCTTCCACAGTTCCCGTGCCCGTAGGCCCAGTCCCACCGTTCACATTGATCTGCAACCCGCTTGTCCCTGACAGCACATAGCTCCGATCAGGACGGGGATTACGCAAACCCTGTGGGTCGTCTACTGGAAACTCGCCCAAGTGCAATTGTGGCTGATCTGGGTCCCAACACTCCGGGCAAACCAAGAGGTCGTAGTTACGACCCTTGATGACTTCACGCTTCAAGATTGAAAGCTTAAAACGCTGGTCACAGCGATCACACTGGGAGATCGCATTTTTGCCAGAAGCAAACCTATTCCCCATTAAGTTCCACCAATGAACTGCTGACGAGGCACAAAGCGAACAGACGCTTTCTCTTGGTCTTCGCCAGCCGCTATCTGCCAAGCTTCGTCATACTGAGACTTCAGCATGGGAATACGCTCAAAACCAGAAGGAATCTTGCCAGCAATGTAGTAGGACAAGCCCGCCGCCATACAGGGAATGAACCTGAACGGCACGTCCATAACGTTGACACCGCCACCCGCATCTTGGGTACGGCGCAGTCTCCAGTACACAAACTGATACGTCTGGGCATTGTCGGGAGTCGGCCAAACTGTGACTGCCGGGACTTGCGCCCAGTACACAATCGCCCCAGCAGTGTGAGCCGCCGCAGTGGTATTTTGTTGGCCACGAAAGCAGCTATACAGGGTATTGCCTGTTATGTATCCGTAGTTGATGATCTCGTTGTCGATCTTGATGAACCCAGATGCGGGTAAACCCGTAGCATTGCTTAACACAATCTCAGTAGACGACGAAGTAATTGTGGTGCTCAGAGTTGCGCTCACGGGCGAGTTCTGGCCATTAAACCGCTGCACCCACACTTGAATTGGGCGAGCTTGTTGAATCTTGTTAGGGATCGTAGCGTAAGTAGAAACACTGATACGGGTGATGGTCAGGTCGGCTTGCGTTGCCGCCACGTTCCCACCCGTGCGAATCACATGCTCCAGCAGATCAATGGTGTCGTCTGGCAGTGCGTAGGTGTTTTGCCCTTGAACCAAGTCAATGATGCCCGGCTCGAACGTCCACATATTGATGCCGCGACTGGCCCAATCTGCAAACATGATGTTGAGGCTACGCCGCGCTGTACGCAGGTCGTAACCCGTGCGCAACTCCGAACCAGCACGCTCGTAGGCTTCCTCGACCAACTCTGTCAGGTCAAGGTTGAATGTTGTTGCGCCAGATGTGACTGCCATTATCTAAACCCTGCTGTTTTCTTCGCAATGCTTTTTGGTTGCGCTACGAATTGTTTTCCGGCTTTTTTACCTGCTCGCTTTGCCCGCGTTGTCGCAGCGTACTCAGCAGGGCTGAGACTTTTGATCGCAGCTTCTGGAAGGTATCGCTCACCTGTTTTGCTAGACGGTTTTCCACTTTTGGTTCTCCATTTTTGGTCAGTCCAATTTTTAAGGGAAGCCTGCGGCGCTTTCAATCTCTGTACCCCCCGCCTTTTGCCTTGTACCGTTTGGCCAGCAACTGCGCTTTTCTGGCTGACCACTGACCTGCCGCCGTACCCTGCGTTGCTGAATTCTTGATGGAATTGAACAGCGACTTACGCATACCCGGTTTGGTGTAGTTGCCAGCAGCATTCACGCCGCCGCCCTCTTTGTACATGTCCACATCGTCAGGATTATCCGTGCGATGGATGACCTTCTTGGTCGGCATCTTCCTGGGGTTGATTGCCCCCATCCCACGGCTTGCCATCATTTGATGATCGTCCCACGGGTCTTACCCCGCTGAGCACAGCCATCAGCACGAGAGGAAGCAGTACCACCCTTGGCGTACTTTTGATCCGGGGTTTCCTTGGTGTACTTCTCATCGTCTGAAATAACTTTGGCGGCTTCCCGCGCTCTGTCAGTACCAGACTTCTCTACCCCTCGGGTTTCGCGCTTCATCTCAGCGGCAGCCTCCCGCTTCTTTCCAGCAGCGGCTTCACGTTCTTTTGCCAACTCGTTGGCCTTATAGGCAACACCAATAGGAGTGGCTGCTACCCCGGCAGCACCAGCGGCACCAATAGCATTTCCAATTTTGCTGGCAATACCACTCCCACCCCCGCCACCGCCCTCAAGCGGTTGGTTGTCCATGCCATGTCTTGTAAAGCGCCCCATGATTCACCTCAATAGATTTTGTACTTGGTCTTGCCGCGAGTGGCAATACCGTCAGCACGTTTAGAAGCCGAAGACATGCCACCACTGGCCATCTTTTTGGTCTTGACTGCGCCGCCTTTTTTGTACTGCCTATTGCGAGACATGATATTCCCGTTGACATCTACATACCCTATGCCGGGAACAAATTTACCAATGGTTGCATCCGGATCAGCAGAATACTTTTGTTCAGCGGCAGAAGGGCGAGCGGCGGCTCGGGCGGGAGCTTGGGCTTGCGGGGTACGACGAGGAACGTAGTTCTTCATTCCTTCTTCTGAAGAGGACACTGTACTGGCAGGCGGTTTGCGGCGAGGAACGTAGTTCTTCATTCCTTCTTCCCGACTCACAATGTTGGGGCGGGCAGGGGCCGCAGCAACAGAACGAGTAGGAGCGGCACGAGCGGGTGCAGGCGCGGAATCCCCACCGGGCTCCTTCGTGTACATACCGGGCTCGAAGTCAGGGTTGTCTAAAGCTGCCATACGCGCCATCTCGGCGTTGCCACGGGCGTCCTCGGGGGAAACTGCGCCAGCGCCCATAGCCGCATCGGGGTCAACCCCGGTGGTTTCTTTGCCTTTTTTGTTGGCCATGTAGGCCAACCCAGCGAGGGCTGCAAGCCCAGCTAAATCTCGTCCTCGTGCCATGTCAGGCTCCTTTTAGGCTTTGCCGCCCTTTTTCATACCCAGAGGTTTGCTGCCAGCCATTTTGACTTGAGTGCCTTTGGTCTTACCCTTGGCAGCAAGTCCGTCCACACTGGGAGCGGCGGTTCTAACAGAACCCATTTTTGAAGCGGCGATGCCACCAGAGGCCATCTTCTTCATGCCACCTTTTTTCATGCCCATCATCTCGGCCTTCTCATGTTTCATCATGGAAGCAGGAGCGCCCTTCTTTTTCATGAAGGCCATCTCTTTACCGACCATTGCTTTAGATTCTTTCATTTCGCCACCTTTGTTAAAAAGTTCAGTTTTGCCCTGATTGGTTTTGGGCTTGTTCACACCTTGCAAATCAGCACGGGTACCCGCGCCAAACTTCTTGCCTTTGTCAGCAGCGGCAAAATCTTGCCCCACGCTTTTAGGGACCCCAACCTTCTTGGCAAACGCTGGATTGTTGGCCACCGCCGCCATGAAGTTATGTTGTTTCTTGCTAACTGAGGGCACTTCGTTGCTCCTTCATGAACATGTCGATCTTGGTTTCTAGCCTGTCCAACCTGTCCATGATTCGATTGATATCTGTGTGCAAGTCTATCTTGGTCACGTACTCTTTGGGCATTTCTTCTCGGGTCTTGTTAATCAAAATCTGAAGGCGTTTGATCTCATCGGACTTCTCTTTCAGATTCCAACCAATTAGCCCCAGAAAGGCCGTCAAAATAGCGTTCCAAACAGCCATCTCCATCAGACAAACCTACCCTTAGTTTTGCCTTTGGTGGCGATGCCATCTGCTGAGTTCACATACCCACCCTCGGCGCAATTCCAAGCCCGTAGGCTCTTGTTAATCCGACTGTTTGGGTCGTTGGCTGTCTTCTCGGATGTGAGTTTTTTCTTCATCCCAGTCATCCTTGCACAGAAAGAGTCGCGCCTGCTGCCGCCCTTGGGCTGCGGGGCTTTTAACCCCGGCTTGCCCGGATTGGCTGCGTTGTAGGAAGCCCGTCCCTTGGCGTTCAAGCCGCCCTTCTCGGATTTGCCTTCCTTGCGTTGCCATGCAGGTGACTTAGCCATAGACAATTGTCACGCCCGTGATGTTGGTCACATCAACGTAAACGCCTGCGGTAAACAAGACGCCTTCACCGGGGATTGGTAGAAGAAACGTATTTGCTGTGCCTGCGGGGGTGTCCACATCAAGCAATAAGTCGCCTGTGTTGTCTGTTCCGTTGTAGAACTTGACCGACCCTGCGCTTGCCCCTGCAAGGCCGTAGACAGTTTTTACACGAGTGCGGTACGCAACTGCTTGCCCGTCTGCCGTCAGTCGCGTTGATTTAACATCAGTCTGCATTCCCATAATCAAACTCCTTTAAAACAGGGGCCGTAGCCCCGTTGGGTTGATTAACTCAGAGCAGCGCCAACAGCGGTAACCCAGGCAGAGCCAGTAGAGATCACAAGGCAGTACTCGTTGTTGCCTGCGCCGTTGTCGCTAATCAAGCGAACTTGACCAGCATTGGAAGCGGCTGCGGTAGGCAAAGCGGCAGTCAAAATGGCGGGCAGATCAACAAAAGAAGAGACCGTAACGCTGGCCACCGAGGTGGCAGTGCCAAAGGTTGCATCAACAGTTACAGCGCCCGTGGTGCCGTTTACAGTGATAGACTGGAAGCCGTTTTGCGAGCGAACTGGGCCGCTAAAAGTCGTGTTTGACATGATTGTTTCCTTACATGCAAGTGGGGCGTATCTGTCTGCATGTCGTCAGCCGGGACTGTCAGATACACCGGGAACCCCGGAATGGAGCCAATATATCACGGTTTTTTATGGGGCGCAACAAATAAAAAGGGCTCCCGAAGGAGCCCTAGTGGCAGGCCAGTCACCTCTACCGTACTGAATCTATCAGGTTGAACCTGAAGAACCCCACATACCGAGGGGATCAGACCAGCCGAAGCTGTAACGCTCACGGGCCTTGTAGCGGACGTTGCCAGTGTCGAAATCACCGTCCATGCTGTTCTGCAAGGGGGTGCGGACAAAGTGCTTCATACCGTTAGGCACGTCAGTGGTCAAGTACCAGCCATTGGTGTCAGTCAAGAAGTGATTGACACAGTAGCCTTCAGGGATTGCACCCATCTGCTTGATAGCGTTGATATCGTTATCAGCAGTAGAGACCCGCAGTTCGGTGTCCAGCAAACGCTTGGCCACGAACATCAGGGCAGGGGGAACAACCATCTTCTTGGGCTTGGCTGCGATCAACAAACCACGCTCGTCCGTCCAAGCGGCGATCTGAATAACGGCGGCTTCCAAAGAAGTCTCGTTCAAATCAGCTTGAGTGGAGGGAGTGTTGCTGTTGACACCACCGGAGATCAAGGGGTGGCTGGCATTGAACAGGGAAACGCCATCACCACCTGCGTAGGTGTTGGAGAAACCGTTGTTAATGACCGAAGCAGCCTTGACTTGCTTGGTGTAAGCCATAGCGCGAGCCAGCGACTTGGTGTAGCGAGCAGACAAGCTGTCGTACAAGTTATCTTCGACCGCTTCTTCAGTGATCGAGAAACCCAAGGCGATGGTTTCGTGCGTATAGCGGGTTGACCAAGCTTCCTGCGCGTTGTCATAAGCAATTGCAGAGCCTTCGTTCTTCACCGGAGCGGCGGAGAATCCAGACAGTTTGGTCTCTTCTTCAAACGAACGCTCAGAGGTCTCAGTTTCGTAGATCTCTTTGTGTTCTTCGCCGTAACGAGAATACTCCATACCGAACAAAGCGTTCAGACCAGGGAGCAACTCTTTCAGCAGTTGTGCGCGTGAAATAGCCATGATTTAGCTCCTTGATTAAACGCCAGAAGCGATAGTGGTGGTATGAATCTCAAAGTTCCAGCGAACGATGACCTCGGGGAACACAACGTTGCCAGAACCGTTGACATAAGACGTGTCTTGAACAACGTCAACAACGTTCATGGGTAAGGTTCCAGTGGTTGCAGACGACGCAACGGCTACGCGGCTGTCGCCAGTAGTCGTCAAACCGCTGTTTTGCACCAAAGCTACGTTGGTACCAATGACGGTAAATTGCGTAGTAGAGGAAGGCAGCAAACCAGAAGTTGCGTCATCAGCAGTTGCGCCTGCGGCGATCACAGCTTTGAACAGGGTGTTGGGATCATTACACACGTAAGCGGTAATGAACGTACCCGTAGGAGCCGTGGTGTTTGCAGGGAAGTATTGGGCAAAAGTGGTCTGACCTTGCGCGTTAACGTAAGAACAGCCCAAGAAAATGCCAATGACCTGTGAAGTCGTTACGGTTGCGCGAGCGGTCGTAATAGCAGATTTGATAATCGTGCCATCGTTAATCATCTCAACAACATCGCCGTAAAAAATTCCAGTGTTGTATGCCGAAGCAATCCGATACTGGCGAGTAGCGCCCGCGAAGGGGGTACCGCCATACAGATTGATCGGCTTCAAGCCGTAAGGCTTGTCGATCGTAGGATATGCCATTTAAGACTCCAAGTTTATGAACCAGAACCGAAAGTAACCTTCGTTTTCTTCTCTGAAAAAAGAGGCATACGAGGATCACTGTCACGAAGAAAATTGTTGTCCACGGAATCCATTTGGGCTCTATTTTGAGTGTCGTAGTATTTCATACGCTGCTCCAAGAACTCAGTCGGAATCCGACAGAGCAACAGTCCACCCACCTCAATGTTGCCTTTAAAGCGACCTTCGGTGGTAGCGTGCATCATTAGCTCGGGATACTCGTCCGCTTTACACGGCTCGTAGCCTTCGCGTAACTTTGAAGAAATGTTGCTTGGATCAGCGGTGCCCAACGTACTGATGCGAACGTAGCGGTGTTTCCACCCCGGACGTTCATCTGGCATGGGCAGGGTCTCAGGCGGACGCCACGCTGTTGGGCGTTGCATCACGGCACGAGAGTCCAACTCACGACTCATACGATTTTGTGCTTTTTCAGCAGCTTTGACTTGCATTTGATCCATTATTCACCTCTTCTTAGTTTGGCAACCTGTTTAGCGTATTCTTCAATCGGGACCCCAAGCCTGCGAGCAATCGCAGCTTCGGACCCCTTTAACTTAATACGGTTAGGCGGGGTGCTACGGGAGGCCGGGGCCACCACCGCAGCGGGTTTTGTTGCACGGCGTGGAGGATCATCCTCGTAGGCCGGTTCTGACGTTCTTTTATTTGGAGGCGGTTCGTCATCCTCATCGCTCTGAGCGTCTTCAAACTTCTCAGGAAATCTCTTGCGCATCGTTTTATCGATGGTTTCAAAGTACTCTTCAGTACCTATATAGTCGGCACCATACTGCTTCTGTAACTTCTTGTCAAGCCCCATAGCAGTCATAGTCATCTCATCGTCTACCCCCCACCATTCTTTGTTGGAATCTATCCACTTTTGAGTGCGGCGATCCAACTTAGGAGCGGCGGGTTGGGCGGAGACAAACTGTTTGTCCTCCACCTCGATAGGCTTCATATCAGAGGCTTTGTCCATCCTCAAGGTAGCTTTGGCAATATCCGCTTGTGCGTCGGCAAGTGCATCTACATCCCCTGCTTCATAAGCCTCTTTGTACCGCTTTTTGGCGGCACCAAGCTGGATTTCAGCGGTGGATTGCGTCTGCTCAATAAACGCCTTGCTACCCGTAGAAAGCTGCTGTTGGAGACGTTTGTTCTCCTCAAACACTTGTCGGGCGAAGGTTTCGGCTGCTTCTCGTTCGCGCAGGGCTTCCTCTTTGGCGCGACGCTCATCGTGATAGCCACGGGTGAACTTTTTGATGCGAGCCTGTACCTTCTCGTCATAGGAGGATAGTTCGTCTTCGGTCGGGTCTTCCACAGGCTCCTTCATAGGCTTGCGCCCACGGTCCTCTGGAGGGGTATCGTCCTCGATTTCTACCTCAAACTTGTCTTCAACAACGGCCTCCTGTTCGTCAGGAAACTTGTAGTCTTCACCTTTAAATGCAGGCAATGTTGCCATGATTACTCCTTATGATGCTCGTGTGATGCCACGGGGGTCTTCCACAACTGCTTCAACCGAGTCATCGTTGATGATGCGGAATTCACGGCCATGAATCTTCAGGCGGGTGCCTGTATTGGGTCGGACGATGACAAAATCACCTTCCTTGCACGACGGTCCATTGGGGAACCGGGTAGCGTCTTTGTAGCAATCTGGGCCAAGCTTCACAACGAATAGAACCGGAGTGAGTACTTCCTCATAGTGCATTGTCTTGGCATCTTTAATCAGCCCCACTTCACTGTCGTGGTATTCCTCCATTGCTTCGGGAACGACACACAACATATGAAACCGCTTGGGGTCAGGCAACTGCTTGGCTTTTTGCTCCGCAGTGGTGTTCAAGATTCCAGACAGGTCTACTGCCGCTACGTCAAACTCAGTCATCAGACTTCTCCATTTTTTGCACAAGGTCGTTAATGATGTTTTCTGCGAGGTTCAGACCCCGGATGACTCCGCAGACTTTTTTGTATTCGTCAAAGGTATCGGCTCGACTTGCAGCGACAAAGGCAATTTGCTCCTGTCGCATCTTCTCGATCTCTTTGGCAACTACAGCCAACAACTTGTAGTCGTTCAATCTCACTCCTTCTTGGGTTTACTAGGCGTTTTTTGCGCTGCCCGTTGCGCTTGCTGTACAGCCATTTGAGCGCGGTGTTTAGCCGCGTCCATGCCTATACGAACTCCTTCCATCTCACTTTGCCGCGAGAGTTTGTCTTTTGCAGCGGCTGCTGTAGCCGCGACTTGCATTGCCGCAATCTCTTTCTGAGACGCAATACGTGACTCTTCGATACGCATCTGGTCGGCCTTGGCCGCAGCGTCGATCTGTTGCTTTTGCTGTTTGAGCTTCAACTCCTCCATCTTGATCTGGAGTTCCTGCATCTGCATCTGGACGATAGGGTCTTGCATCTGTTGCTGAGCCTGCTGTTGCTGGGCTTCCTGTTGTGCTTGCTGTGTAAGCTGCTGGGACGCCTGCGCTACGGCTATCGCAATCTGATCGGCAATCTCGGGTGGGATGTGCTTGTTTTGCTCTTCGCTGGGCAACGGTGCGCCAAGAGCCATCTCGATTTGTTTGCGGTACTCAAACGCCATGTGCTCATTAACGTGGGCCATCGCCGCTGCCATGATCGCCTGCGCCTGTGGGTTCATCTGCATCAACTGCTGAATCTTCGGATTCTGGATTGCAGCCATGTGCGCCTGAATGTGAGCCTCATGGTTCTGCTCAATGAACGCCTTGACGGGCTTCATAACCAACAGATTCTGGTTCTCCTGCACAGGGTCCACAGGGATGGCATCGTCTTCGATCGGCACCAACTTGGCTGCATTCTTGACACCCAACACCTCGATCATCTGACGGTGCAACAGGGGCAGGTTGTACAACTGTGGGGCTGACTGAGCAAGCTGGAGGACCGCCTGATACTGCACAACCTTCTGGGCCATCGTGCTGGCGTTGGGGTCGCTCACAGGGATCACGTCCACCAATTCATAGTCACCCTTCTTGGCCTTGCGGCTACCCTCTATAGGCTCATAGTCATACTCGTCCGGGGTGTAGTCGGCAATGATGACCTTCAAGAGTTTGAACTCTTGCTTCATCGTGAAGTGCATCCGCGCTTGCACGGCTCCCATCACTTTCAAAGTGCGCTCAAGGATGGCCAATGTGGTGCCCACGGGGGCTTGACTGCTCATGTCGCTGACCTTCATGTCGCCGCTGGAAGCGAACGAACGCCCCTCTTGGACGATGCGATCAAACAGTTGATACAGCACTTGGCTTGGCTCTTTGTACGGCAAGGGCAGGATGTTGTCCCTGATGGAGCCACTGGGGACGTCTACATCTCGGAACTCTCCGGGCTGGATGGGGGTGTCGTCTCCTTTGATTCGGAGCCCACGGGATTTGAGACCGCCCGGCAGGTTAGAAAGGGTGCCTGCGTCCACAAGCTGACGAATGAGCATAGTGGCTGATTTGGCATAGCCACCAATAAGATGAATAAGGCCGTACCCATAGAACCCAAACCCTGGAATGTATTGATAGTGAACAAAGTGCTGGCGCTTGATATGGAGCTTGTCGCCCTCGTACCAATTTCTCCGTATGGCCACGATCTTGCGCGTGCCCTTTTCAACAGTTACAACGTATGGCAGTGCAATACCAGTCAGCCGATTCTTCTTGTCCTTATCTTCATACCCGGCCAAGTCCAGATCGACGTGCATCTCAAGGAACCTATAGCGGTCGTCTTGTATCGCAGACATGCCCATCTCCTCGGCCTTCTGCTTCTCAATGTCGTCCAAGTCATGCGTGGGCTCGCCCAGGTCCACGTCCATGTAGAACCCAGCCTCCATGAGCTTGGTCACCTCATTCTTGGTCTTGCGCATAACGTGCGTGACCCGCTCCGCAGTCTCCAAGTTACTCGCGCCGTAGGGCACAACGATGTCTTCAGCGGGGATGAACACCGCCATCTGGCGTCCCTTGCTTGGGTCGTAGTACACCTTCTTGAACGCACTGCCCGCAATGGGCAAGTTCCACAACATCTTCTCGTGCTCGGGGCGGTACTCGTACATCACGTCGGTCAACTGATAGTTCATGTCCTCACGAACTCGCGCCGCCGCTTCTTCTACCTCCGGGGTGTCTTTGCCAAGAATGACAGTCTTCACAGGCCCAGCGGCTGGGAACGTCTCGGTGATACCTTCGCTCTGGAACCTAACTACGCTCTCAGTGAGCATGGGGTGGAACACACCACAAGCACCTTGCCACGGCTCCGTGCGGTCTTCGTACTTCAAGCCCAACAACTTCAGCCCGTCCACATAGGTCTGCATCCAGTCCTTGCGATCATTGATGTCCTTATCAAACTCTTCAACCAACTCTTCGCCCAAGGACTGCAACTCGCTGTCGTCCATAAACTCGGCCAAGTTGGCATCAAATTCTTCGTCGGTTTCCTTCTCGGGGCGTAGTTGAATCTCTATGTCGCCCATGCCAATGGTGACTTCCTCGGGGTCTTCGATCTCGATCTCCAGATCGGGCTCGGGAAAATCCTCAAGACCCAAGGGGGCTGCATACAAACCTTTGTCAATTGAACCTGTGGCCATTTTTATCTCCAAGTTTTTTTAGCTACCCAATGCTGAACAGATTGAACTTTCCAAGAAAGCCAAGCCAACCAAGAGGGTAGACGACAAAATATATTTCCGTCGGGTGAGTACAGCGTGCGGCCATCCCCACTAACGCCCATCAATCCAAATTTCATATCATCACCTCACACTGTATAGAACCGCTCTCTGCGCGGACTTTTAAACCATTGAACTTCTTCGGGCTCGTCGATCGGAAGACGGAGGAACCCACCCTGCCTGAACCGCATAAGCGCCAAAGTCGTTGCGTCTACCAAATCATCGTGCTCGCCTGACGGAAACGCAGCGATCTCGTCTACTAACTCTTCTGCCCACCTTGTTTTGGGCACCCAAACTTTCCCTGACGCGATGATATCGCTCACCGAATTCAATCTCGCAATCTTATCCTGCCCCTTACTAGGCGTGTACTCCTGCACAGGTATGCCCATCGCCCGGAGTTCATAGATCAACGGCGCTCCGGTTGCTTTCTTCTCAATAAGCAACCCATCAGGCTCAAAGTCGTTGTACTCCTTGAGCACGTCTCGTTTCAACTCCACCCACTCAACGCGCTTCTTGTACGTATTGAGCAGGATGATGTTGGGCCTGTTGCCATCACCTTTGTGGTTGAACACACCCCACGTCGTCCCAGCGGAGAAGTCGGCCCGCTGGTTTTTCTCAAAGGCCGTGTCCCACGTCTGAAGAATATAGTCGCACTGGGGCGGGTCTTCCTCCTCCCACCACTGCCACCAATCTCGCTTCACAATTGCTGACTCATTGCCCACGGGGTTTTGCTGGTACTGAGCCTGCCACTTACTATTAGGCAGTTCTTCCTTGAGCGCAGACAACTCGTCCAGACTCCAGAACTGTGGCCACAGGGGGTTGCCAGACGGCAGGATGGCCGGGAACTCGATCACTTCCCACTCTTCACCACCCCGCGCAGCGGCGGCTTTGAGCACTTGGCCAGTCAAATCTCGCTGTGCCCAGCGCGTCATCACGACCACAATCGCCCCACCCGGCTGCAAACGCTGACGCGGACCTGACGTGTACCACTCATACACCTTGTCGTACACATCGGGGTTGCTCGCGGCCATCGCCGCCTCTTGTTCTGAGTGCGGGTCGTCAATAATGAGCACATCAGCGCCCTTACCCGTCACCGCACCGCCCACACCAATGGCGAAATAGTCACCGCCCTTGCTGGTATTCCATCGCCCGGCTGCTTTTGAGTCCTGTTGGAGCGTCAAATCAGGAAAAATCTCGTGATAAATCTCAGTATCCACAAGATTTCGCACTTTTCGACCGAATCCCGTGGCCAACTCGGCAGTGTGGGACGCCTGAATCACTTTTTTGTGTGGAAATTTGCCCAAAAACCAAGCCGGGAGCAGATATGACGCAAATTCTGACTTGGTATGCCGGGGCGGCATGTTGATGATGAGCCGTTTGCACGTCCCGTTGGCCACTCTCTCGAACGCATTGGCCATTCTCTTGTGGTGAGCGCCCGAAATGAAGGTCGGCCAGACCCTTTCCACGAACTTGATGAACCGTTCCTGCGAAAGTTCCCGGTCTTTGAGCTTCTCAAGCTTGGTTAGCTGGGCTTCGAGCACCCGCATGTCCGACTCAGACAACTTGCCACTGTCAATCAGGGCTTCAATGTCCTTGAGGGAGATATCACTCATTGTTCTCTACCTCGGAATCCGGGGTATCTTTTACTTCTTCAAACGCCTCG